GGACTGACACAACGCGCCTGCGCGTGTGTCAGAAAGGCTTGGTTAGCCTTTTACGCTAAGATCATAATTTGATCCCAGCCCATCCTCTTTTTAACCGAGTGCGGTGAGGAACCGCATACTCTGTCGCCCTATCAGACAGGTGCATCTCAACGGGATTCTCATCCCAATGGGGTGCGTCTGGTGAGGAGGCGGTGCATTGATAGTTACGAACAAGAGATATCCCTTGTTGGTGCCTACGGCGCTCACGGGGCGCATAGCCCCGCTCGAGCCGTAGAAGACTATCCTGGAGGTGATACCAATCACCATTGCAGATCCGTGTTACCACGGCTGCAACCAGCATACAACGAACGTCCCACTTCTGCAGTTTACTGTCATATGACAGAGACTGCCGGAGTAGGAGCTCGGTGAATGGAATATCTTGATACTCGACTAAACCAGTGCATTGATCATTATTAGTAATAGGCATACATATGCCATACTGATGACGAAGAAATGCCCGGCAGGTCTTGTACAGATACGATGCACAGGAGTTGTATCCAGCTAGCCTAAGCCTTTTGGCTAAGTCTAGCGAGGACACAACACTACTAAGCGAGTTGATACTCCCCTTCTTAATACGAAACGGTGTGACAATACCGCCTTTATAGGCGTCAATGCCACAGGACTCTCTGAAGAATCCGCGTCGGAAGGTCTTAGATGAATTCGGGATAAATCCCGCAAGCACCAAAGCCCTGACGGCGCCGTCGTAGTAGGAGGAAGGGAAGATGATATCATCTCCGAATACGTAAACATCGGTACAGTTTACACCATACCGTGCGCGTATACCAGCTACAACCAATGCGAAGAATACCAGGCTCTGAACAGGAAACGTTAATGCGTTACCCATCGGAGCCCACTTCTTCAGCACGATGACCCGCTCACTCAACAGCTTGATCTTGGACGCACGAGCGCAAGACATCCACTTATAGGCATAATCACCAAATAGGTGCTTAACCAACAAGCAGGACATTCTATCGCTAGCCTCCTTCAAGTCCAGAGTACAAAACTCTCTGGAACTACTTGACAGGAGTGCTAAACTACCATTTACGGTTTGATCCGTAAAGTTTATCTTCCCTCGAGTGAGGGGAGAGGCAGTTATCGCAGCTTCAAGCAGGCGTCGCTGGCCTTGCTGAATCCAAATTGACTCTGTAGGGTGCACGCATATTAAGCGTGGCCCCCTAGAGTCTTTAGGGACAGCAGTAAGGCAAGCAACGATATGCTCCTCTTCTTTGATCGACCCTCCACGACTTACCATAACGTCATGCCAAAAAGATGGCATTCCGCAAAAGTATTGATCATAGGGATAGTATCTCTGGATTGGAGTATATAGCGTGGAGAAGCAGCTCTTGTTACATGGTAACCGGGCGGGGAAAACCCCACCCGGGCCATGTGACGGAACTACTTGTCCCCAGTTGATTGAATATATGATTCGACCAACGATTTGACGGGCAGTACGAAGGGTGTGATTGCCGGATAGAGTATGGCTAAAAGCCCTACTCCAGACAGCAACACCTTCGTCTGTTTGCTCATACGCTTCTTCGGCGTTTCTGAGTTGTTCATCTGTAGGTTGTACTTCGGTTTTGTAGATAAACAGAAGAACTTGTCGTATACATTGTAGGACGACTGGATCATCAGTAATGATGAACCTATCCCAGAGAGGTTTTAACCACTCTGGTATATCGATTTTAACATCGGAGCCGCCTTCAAGGTACGCGAGTATATTCTTATCTAGCAGGGGGCCGTCTTGTGACAGCCACTTGTCCAACGCACACTCGGGAGCGCCTAAGGCGACCCCGGTCTTTGTATGAACATCTGCTAGCAGGCGATACCATGCTTTTATCAAGTATGGAGTACTCATATGAGTGATCACCTGGTTTATCTTGCGTTGTCGTCGATCTGGCTTAGCTTAGAAGAGGGAGCTTTACGCTTTTTCTTCCTAGCAAGAGCCTGGGTCACAATCAAGTTCTCCCTCATCAGGAGATTCTTGAATGTCCGAACGGAGCGTATGATCTCGATCAAGCTTAGACGAGCAGTGGC